TTGTTAAACTTTCCATCAACTCCCTGATAATCAAATCCAAAAATATAAATTTGTGTAAACTTTTGTTGACTAGCAAACCAAAGTGCTGTTGGTCCTGAGCTCCACCCTTTGTGCGGGCTAAAGAAGTTTACATTACTTTTGCTAGTAATGCCTTTGTTAGGGTTTGTCCAAACTTGATGATCTTTATGATAGCCGCTGGCTATAATTTCGTTGACCATTTTAGTATCAACCGCTACTAAAAAATCTGGTTCAAACTCTCTGTAAAGTGCATTACAGCCGTAGATTGTTCCTCGATCTTTAATTGATGCTAAGTTAAGTTTAGATCTGCTGTTTCCGTTGCCTAGTACAAAGGCTACGTTATGCTGCGGGTTGTTCTGCAGGTGCTTGTGTGCCATACATCTGTCTTATAAATTGTAACTCAGATTCAGCTTCAAACTCGTGTGCTTCGGTTTGATGGCGTAATGAGTTGATTTGGCGTAAGGTAAGTTTAATCTTACGTGTATCGCCTTTTTCTAATACAGATGAATCACGAGAAGCGTCATAGCGACGATCTTGAGCAAAGTCGTTAGTGTTATCGTTAAAATAAAAGAATTCTCTTAGAAGCATCTTGTATTTATATTTAAACTGCTGGAGCGGCACCTGCGGCTGCATCGGGTGCTTCTGCTGCACCTGCTTCTGCTGCCGCTGCCATGTCTTCAGGTGCTTCTGCATCTTGCCCTGCTTGTTCAGCAGCTATGCCTCCTGGGCTAACTCCGACACTGCGTAAAGAACCCGAACTGTCCGGAGCTGGCACAAGATTATTGCCCTGCTCTTCTCTCCATAGTGCTTCATTTTCTTTGATCTCTTCGTCTGTGAGTCCTAGGAAGCGTTTTAATGCAAAACGCTTGCTGAGATGCGGAAGTTCTTGTAAGCTGACAAATGTTGAAGCACGGGCTGTGTCCATTTCTGCTTGACGGTAAGCAGCAAAGTTTTGCGGTGTGTTGAACTTTAGTTCAAACAGGCCGCTGTCTATATTAACACCGTTTTTGTCTAGCCAAATCTTAAATTCCAAGTCAAATGTTTCAACGATTAGACTTTGTAGGCGTTTGCAGTATTCGTTGAAACGCAGTTCTTGAATGTAAGCAGTACCTACTTTTCCGTCAGCAACCACGTTGCTAGACTCTTCAATGCCTGTGGGCAAATAGGCTGCTGGTATACGTAGGGCACGGAATAACTTATTAGTAAAATAACGTAAATCTGTGATTTCACCAAGGTTTGTACCGCCTGGAAGTGTTTCAACTTTACTTCCACGACCCTCTGCTGTCTGTGGGAAAAAGTAGTCTTCGTTTACACTCAGTGGATTGTAACTACTATCTACTACATTGTTACCGCCACCTGTTGCACTAGGAATACGTCTTTGTTGGATTTCGTTTTTAACACGTTCAACAAAGCTCATAGCCATGTGTGCCGGCATATTTCCAACGTCTACATAGAAAATACGTCTTTCCGGAGCACGTTGTATACGGTAGATAATAATAGCATCTTCAAGCAATTCTTTTTGCTTGTAGACTTTAAACACAGATTCAAGCAATGAATTACCAAACGGATAGTTAGTGTCTAAGCCTTCACTTAAACTGATGTGTACTACATCTTTGGCATCAATTGTTACTTCATTTGTTTGATTGTGAAAACGTGTACCGGGTGGTTGTGCTGAGCTGCCTACCATGCCTCTGCCCATGCTACCACCACTGGTATAGCTGCTAGTACCGCTAGGTGCTGTATTAGTTGTGCCGTGTGGTGTAACTGCAATTAAGTTTTTAAAATTAAAATTAATGTCTTTAAGAACGTATTGCTCGGGTATTTTTCCTTCGCTTTCATTGACAATAATTTTACTAACTTTAGCAGGATCAACGTATAACCATTTCTGTGTTTCAGGATCTCTTACAAAGAAACAGTCACCGTACTTAAATGTATTACGAATAATTCTAAAGATACGAGTTTCAAATTGTTGCTGTTTAGTCCACTTCTGCAGACTTTCTTTAATGATTTTTGTTTCGGTTCCTGTTGGTTTACCTCTGAAGTAAACATGGAACGGTGTAGCATTTTCTTTGTCTTTTTGTGTGCAAAATTCTGCTAGTATGTCCAAGGCAGCATTGACTTCACTGTCCATGTCCATGGTATCGTATTGCATATATCTTTCAATACGATTAGGTGTTCCTGCATAGATATCAGGCAGGTAGCTTGAATAGTTTGCACGGGCAGGACCCATACGACCACCGTTACCCATAGGGCTCATGGAACTTTTATTTTCTAGGTTAACCGGTGTGAAGTACTTTTTCCAACTCATTGTTTTTCCAAATTAGGCAAATAGATCGCCGCTTAGACTGCTTTGTACACTTAGTTGTTTTTCATTTAAATCAGCAGTTTTTCTACTGATAGCAATTAATTCAGCTAATGCTGTATTTAAGTCAGATGCACTATCGCCGGAACCTTCTTGACTGCTAGCCATAACAGTAGCTTCAGATTGTTTTTCTTTTTCGGATGCGGCTTCTTCTGCCAATCTAATCTTTTCTTGAGCATCTTTATTGGCTTGTGCTACTAATTCAGTTAGTGGTGTTTCAGCTCTTGCCATAATGTTTTTATCAATAACATCTTTATTATAGGCAATGGTTGATTTTTGTAATTGAATGTTATCTTGCATTGCTGCCACGGCTGCGGCAATTTCGTCTTTGTTAGTAATTGACGGGTCTTGTAAATTTGCTGACGCTGTAGCAATCGCAGCTTCTTGTTGAGCTATATTTGCTTCACCTTTGGCAATTTCGTCACTGGCTGCGTAAATTTGTTTGGTGTAATCGTCTAGGCCTGTTACCATGCTTGGTAGGTCTAAGGTTTCAAATGCTGCAAAATTATCAGATAAATCTGTAGTAAACAATCCTAGACTATCGTCCATAGTTAGTTTTAAAGTATCAGCAAATGTAGATGATAAATCTGTTCCAACAAAATCAAAAGTCTTAGACATACCAGTAGATAGGTCTGTTGCAAACATATCAAACCCACTAAACATAAATTTAGAACTTTCAATTAACGAATCTTTTACAGCCTTTGCTTGATCCGAACTTGAATCTTGTTTTGTTACTACACTTGATAGATCTTTGGCAGCACTTAGTAATTCACCAGTACCCGGATCGCGTGCCTGTGCTATTTTAGCCTGCGCTTCAGCTGTTGCTTTAACTAATTCTTCACCTGGGCTTAGACTTTCTTTAGTCGGTACTTCTCCTTTCAATGGAGTTTTTACCTGTACTCCGCTTATCATTCCTTGGAACGGTTTAATACCCTTGTTAACTAAATCTTGGAATGCCAGTGTTGTCGGAACAATACCATCTTTCATTAGTCCTTGCAATGATCCAGATGCAGAATCGCCCGTAGTAGGTTTACCTTCGGCAGTGGCTGTAGCAGGCTTGTCTGTTCTTCTTGGATCATTAGCTGCTGCATCGGCTCTTGCTTTTGCTGCATCTTCTGGTTTAGTTTCAGTTTTACTATCTTGTGGTTTTGGTTTACCTTCAGCCATTGCTTTCTTAGTTTCTTCACTCACAGGAGCACCAGCAATGCCTGCAATTTTAGAGTCTTTAGAAAACTTGTCAACCTTGCCTAGTACTTCTTCGCCAAGGTATCCTTTTTCACCTCGCTTGATAGCACGACCTGCAATTTGACTTGTGGCCAATTGATTGGCTTGATCTTGATTCATATCTTTGGTATTGATCCCTAGAGATTTAGCCATGCCCTGTTGACCTTTCTGCATGTACCAAGCTGTCACTTCAGCCGCTACTGCTGGATCGTTTACTAGATCTGGATTATCAACAAGCCTGTTATCTCCGTAGATTGCTTTAGACGCTGCGGCATAATTACTCTTGCCTGTAAGCTGAACATTACCTCGGCCACGATATTTAAATCCATCGCCAGGCTCGGTGTTGCCCATTTGTTTACCTATCTTAGTAGTATTACCATACATCATTTCGCCCATCTGCTTAGGATCAGATTTAATTTGATCTAGTTCTTTGTCAGACTTTCCAGCTGCTCTTGATCCAAATATTGATTTTATACGATCATTGCTGGTGTTTTTATAGTTGAGATTTTCCTCAACTACCTTGCCACCAGTTTCTTTCATAACGTTGGCTAGCGTGGCGTTGATGTACTTGGGATCAGTCATGCCGCGTTTTTCCATTGCGGCCTTAACCATTTCTAAATTCTTTTGTATATCTTGATTAATAGGCGGAACCTTAGCGTCTGATGTAGGCTTACCTGTAGAAGAAGCACCTCCACTTTCGGTTTTCTTTTCTTCTTTAGCTTTGCCTTCTGCAACTGCTCCAGGATCTTTACCTTCTTTAG